CCACCAGTTCTCGCTTTATAATCTTTCACAAGTTTAGTGGTTAGGGTTTGTCCACCAAACGTAGTGAATGTAATTTTACTACCATTAATTTTTATGTCCTCAGCATGAAGAACTGAGTAAGCACTATTTCCTGTATCAAATTTAGTTTCAACTTCACCGAAAGGTTTGATATCAACCATCTCGTGAAATCCACATCTGATAGGAACAGTGTATCTGTTTTTTGATTCTTTATAATGTTCCAAAACTTCTTTTGCAACATTCAGTCCAGAGTTTGCTTCCTCTACACCTTCTGTGCCAGGCGAACTATTTACTTCCAAGAAATAAGGTTTGCCTTTATGTGAAATAAAATCTACTGCAACGAAATCACCATCAACTGCTTTTGCGGCAATCAAACACTGTCTAATTTCTTCTTCTGATAAATCATATTTCTTAACACCAGCACCCTGTGTGTAGTTACTTCTGAAATCACCTTCAACAACTTCTCTTTTCATTGTGCCTATGATTTTAGAACCAACTATAAGCACACGAATATCACCGTCAGTTTTAATATATTCCTGAATGAGAATATCTGTATCAGGGTCTTGTTTATAAATTAACTGTACCAAAGAATCTAATGCACGTTTTGATTCTACAAACAGAACTCCAACTCCACCAGCGCCTCTAAGTGTTTTTAGAATGATAGGGAATTTTGTATCTAGTTCCTCTAGTGCATTATCAATATCTTTGTCTGAAGGAAGTAGAACTGTCTTTGGTTGGTCTAGTCTAAAATCTTTTAGACGAACATAACTACGATACTTATCAGCACAAATACTAATAGTGGTTCTACTGTTAATGCAAGTTATACCAATTCGTTCTAGTTCTGATATCATATCTAGATGACTATCTCGTGTAGGTGTACCTCTAACAAAAACCACAGTATCTTTAGCACTGACTTGCATACTGTCTTCTCTACTCTTAATGATATATTTACCATCATCAAATACTAAAGATGCATTTTTGAACTCGCACAGTATAGTATCTAATCCAAGTTTCTTTGCTTCCTTTTCAAATTTATCAGCAGTGTTCTTTCGTACATCGCCTACTTCAACTGAAAGAATAACTACCTTGTAGTTTCCATCTGTTTTTTCTTCTGTAATGAATTTTGAAAAAGATTGTGTCAATTTAAGCTTCTCTTTTTTTACCTATGTTATATTTAGTCTCTAACACCCACTCATTTTTCTCTTTGAAGGCAATAACCTTGATTTGAGATAATGGTGCTTTAGGTTCAGCAGTACCCATGATTTCAATCAGTCCCCAATCCCCTAGTAAACTAGCGATAGAGTTTCGTCTTGATATATCGTTTTCGTTAAAGTTTGTTTCTTTACCATCCAGAGCAAACAATTCTTTGAAGTGTACAATATAGTACTTTCCTTGTTTGTGTAGAATGTGGCAGGACTGATATAGTTTTTTCTCTTTACGAGATGCAACACCAATCCTTGATAATGTCTCACGAACCTTTAAGAAGTCATCTGGTTCTTTTAGTTTTACTTCCAGCATCGCTTCTGGATGCCAATCAATTTCTGTCATTTTCTTCCACCTTTATTCAAACTATCTTTGATAGTATTAATTTGTTCATTATCAAGTAGTTTTAGAGCGGCTTTTGCTTTTTCATTACTATATCCAAAATACTCTTTTACATACTCTAAATCTTTCAACTTGTCACCCTTTACCCAAGGTGCATACCGTTTCTTAGACCTAATAGTATTTAGTAAAAAATCATATTGGAGTTTTGATGGTAGGTGGTGTCTCATGTTCATCTCATTAACAAGCATGATGGTATCGTTGAACGGTGCCAGACACTTGTTAATGATGAACGGTGAGTACTTCTTCTCCCACATAGGGTCATCTGATTCCATCAGATTTTCCTTTGTTTCATTGAGAGATTTCAGATAATGTTTTAGTTCGTACCCACTCATTTCCAATTCACCTGTGTCATAACTTCAACCATGAAAGCAAGCATATTGATTTCTTGGTCAGCGACAAAGGCAGATTTGTATGAGTAGTCTGCTGTTGCAAGAACAAGATGAGGTACATTTTGTGGTTGCACTTCATCATACAGAGAATCGTAAACTTTACGATACACACGAGAGGGGTCATTATCTAGGTTGTTTGCAACCCATTTACGAATGGACTTGAAGTCTTTCTCTTTGAGGAATTTAGTCAAGTCCTTCATATTCGTTTCTGAGATATTGACAAGAATTCCACTGTCAATCATACCAGATGCCGAATATCTTTGCAGTTCGTTTAGAACTCTTCTCCAATCAGGGAAGTGTTTTTCAACAACACCAGCGACTGCCTTTGGTTCAAATTGTACTTGTTCTGTTTTAAGAACGTCTTGTACACGAGCAAAGAATTCACCAGCAAGTTTAGGTTTCTCTGAAGATGGAATACGAAATTCTACAACAGAACACCTACTATGCAAAGGGTCGATGATACGGTTCTTGAAGTTACAGGTTAGGATGAAACCACAGTTCTTGTGGAACTCTTCAATAAATCCACGCAACGCTGGTTGTGTAGATTGAGGATTAAGATAATCTGCCTCATCCAAGATTACGAACTTACGGTTACCATCCATAGAGACAGTACTTGCAAAGTTCTTAATCTTGTTTCTAAGAACGTCAATACCAGATTCCTCTGAACCGTTAATCATCATATAGGTGGCGCCGAGTTCATTCAACATTGCTTTTGCAACAGTTGTCTTACCAACGCCTGGCCCACCAGATAAAAGTAGATTTGGAATATGTCCTTCATCTACAAATGTCTGGAAGGTTTTCTTTAGGTCATCAGTGAGAACACACTCACTGATAGTTTTGGGACGGTATTTCTCCACCCACAACATCACATCATTCATAATATATTCCTTCTGGTTTAGGATGCTTCTAGAGCAATAAAGTATTCTACGTCCTTTGTCATATTAGTAAAGCGAGAGATACCCTTTTGAGATACTTCTACTTTATAATCACCAGAAAGAAGTTTAAGATTTTCAACCTTAAAGAAGTAAGTAAAGTCTGAAGGCGAGTTCTCACCAACAACAATACTGAAGTCATTAGAGGTTTCATTCTTACGGTCAGTTGTGGTAAGTGTAATATCACCACCAGCAGTTCCTTTAAGAACTACATCTGGAACACCAAGAACAGCAGATGCTTTCTGAATTTGATTGAAAGTATCTTGTGTAAATGTGAACTCAACATCAACAGAAGGCATAGTGATTTCTGTCTTTGGTGCAGTCACGATAGATGGGTCACTAAACATATACGTTAGTTTTGAACCACCACC